CAATGGAGGAAGAAAATGGTTCTTCAAATGCCGAAAGATAAACAACGTGATTTTATTTTAAATTCTAATTACAGGATTAACGCCGCTCACGGTGCGATCCGATCCGGAAAATCAGTAGGCGCAACCATCAAAATGATTCATGAAATTATAACAGCACCACCCGGAAACATTCTATTCGTTGGCAAAACTCTCAACAGTTTGAAACGAAATGTACTTAACGATATAGCAATGTGGGTTGGTCGTGAGAATTTCAAACTCAGAATGATTCAAAAAGAAGCTGAAATTTACGGGCGAACTGTCTGGCTAGAAGGGGCGAACGATGACGCCAGTTATCAGAAGATCCAAGGCGAAACCCTAGTTAGAGCACTCGGAGAAGAAATAACGACATGGCCTGAATCGTTCTTCAAGATGATGATGAGCCGGTTATCCGAGGATGACGCCAGAGCATACTTAACCATGAATCCCGGACCACCTAATCATTGGTTCAAGAAACAATACCTAGACCGTGAATCAGATCTTAATATGAAGAGCTGGCATTTCACCCTAGAAGATAATCCGTACCTCTCAGAACAATACGTTATAGATATCAAAAAAGAATATACTGGGTTATGGTACGAACGATATATTGAGGGTAAATGGGTTCTCGCAGACGGAACTATATATTCTAACTTCAATAAAAATATTCATTGCATCGATAAGATCCCGGACGGTAAATGGCAATCTCTCTATATCGGCTGTGACTACGGCCAGACTCACCCCACAGCGTTTTTAAAAGCGGTTAAGATCGGTGACACTTATTATATCATAGACGAATATAAAGAGTCAGATAAGCTAAATACGACGCTCTCCAGCGATCTCAAATCATTTATTGGTGGTAAATATCCCCGATCAATCCTAGTTGATCCCTCCGCCAAATCATTCAAGAATCAATTAATCGCAGACAACTTCAAGCGCGTTAAAAACGCTAATAACACCGTAAATGATGGACTCGCCAAAATAGCCAACGCTTTCCAAACTGGCAAACTAATCATAGTCCAAAATAGATGCCCTCAGTTAATCGAAGAGATTGGCGGTTACGTCTGGGATTCGAAAGCATCTGAACGCGGCGATGAAAGACCCGTCAAAGAGAACGACGATCTTCTTGACTGCTTGCGATATATCGGTAATGAAGTATTTTGAGGTGAATATATGACAATTACTAATATTAACAATTTATTTAAAATCGGCAATCAATGGCCGCCAGAATCGGAGCTTTCCCGACTGACTACTTATACAACTAACCAGCGACTTTTCGAAGGGAAACACGATCTCGTCTTTAATCATAACTCAGCAGATGAAACCCGTAAAAAAGATATAGTCACAAACTGGCATAAGCGATTATGCACGCTCTTCGCTGATTTGGTGGTTGGGTCTCCTCCAGACTTCACCGCCGATCATCAACCTACAATGGATAGAATAACCAACAACAATAAAATGGACATACTTTTATATAATTCTGTCATTCATATTTTGAAATATGGCAATGCAGTTCTAAAGATCCGATTCGATGAACGCGCAAAGATAGAACTCATCAATCCCTCTCTTTGGTTCCCGGTTGTCTCACCGGATAACAAAGCTGAGGTTGAATCTCACGTTATCGCATGGACGTTTAACGAAAATGGAACAGACTATTTAACCGCTGAGATTCACCGCAAGGGATCAATCGAAAATCGGCTGTACGTGATGAAAGACGGCAAAATATCTAATGCTGTCGAATTATCCACGATTGAACGATATAAAGATATTCCCGAATCTCAAAATACCGGCGTCGATGATTTCCTAGTTATCGCACTAACTAATATCGGAGCTGAGGGAGTTGTCGGAACTGATGATTTCACAGATATCAACGGACTTATCAAAGAACTTGAGAACCGACTTATAAAAACATCCCGAACTTTCGATAAATTTAGTGATCCTAATATTGTGGGTTCTGAAGCTTCAATTAATATCGATCCTGACACAGGGGAAAGCGATATTGAAATTGGTGGTGGCCGATTTATTCCCATCGGTGAAGATGGAACCGCACCGTATTATCTGGTTTGGGATGCAAAACTAGAAGCTTCATTTAAACAAATTGAATTTATATTATCACAATTATATATAATGTCAGAAACTTCTGCAGCGTGTTTCTCGGATATCAAAGCCGGATTGGCGGAAAGTGGTTCTGCACTTAAACGACTACTTTTGCCAACATTGGCTAAAGTTAATAGGTTAAAAATCATCATGGAAGAACCGCTAAAAGATGTACTGAGAACCGCCGCCGATATCGAAATTGCATCAAAGTTATCCGGTGCTACAAAACTCGAAAATATTTCAATAGATTGGCGTTCATCTCTTCCCGTCGATATGAAAGAATTGGTCGATATTGAGACTCAGCGAGTAAACTATCGGCTCACTTCAAAACATAGCTCTCTAAAACGATTGAATGAGGGTGCAAGTGAAGCTGATATTGAAGCCGAACTAAAAGCAATAGACGGCGAGCAATCCAGAGAATTTGGATTTATGAACTTAGAACAATAAAAACATCGGGCGAACTGGCCCTAAAACGTAGGTATATCTATGACTGAAAATAATAATAATAATGATGCTGGTGACGGCACCCAGGATAGTGGCAAAGCCACCAATAACGCCGGTAATGAAAAACTTTTCACACAAGACGAACTAAACGCCAAAATATCAGCGCGTTTAGAACGTGAAAAGACAAAATACGCCGATCTTCAACAGCAATATGAGGATTTACAAGCGAAGATTCGGGACGCTGAATTTGAAAGCTTGAAAAAGAAAATTCTTGCATCAAAAGAATTGCCTGAAGAGTTGGCGGCTAGATTAAAAGGTGAGACTGAAGAAGAGCTTGCGGCGGATGCTGAAAAACTCGCAGCAATAGTCAACGCCAAAAAATCAGTTGGCAGAAATACTAATCCCGCCGATAATGGCGCGGTTCTATTTACTGTCGCTGAAGTTAAAGCGATGACTCCAGAGCAACGCATAGCGAATATGGTACAGATTGAAAAACAACTGAAAGATGGAACTTTGAAATAAGAGGTAAATTATATGACATTAACTAATTTTATTGGTGAAGTATGGAGCGCTAAAGTACTTGAATCACTTAGGAAAAATCTTGTATTTGGACAGGATGGCGTAATCAACAGAAATTATGAGGGAGAAATTAAGGGAAAGGGCGACACTGTAAGAATCACTGCATTTAGCCCCATCACCGTTGAAAACTATGATGCATCAACCGGTCTCTCTGATCCCGAAACTCTCGACGACGCATCAACCACGCTTGTTATGTCCAACGATAAATATTTCAACTTTATGGTGGACGACGCAGACAAAGCGCAAGCCAACGTTGAACTTATGAAAGCCGCAACTTCTGATGCCGGTTACCGGCTCGCTGATGCCGCCGATCAGATTATTGCCGCACTCTATGATCAGGCAGACACCGACAACGCTGTTGGAACTGATGCATCCGCAAAAGTCCCTAATAACGCATCTACTGGAGAAACATATCTCGATTATATCGCTGATCTCAAACAGAAGCTCGATGAATCCAACACGCCCTTAGAAGGACGCTGGGTTATTATCCCGCCGTGGTATCTCAACGGGTTAATCAAGCAGGAAGCTATCAGCGCACTGAATATGAGCGGTTCTACTGAAGGACTCCGTAATGGATGGTGTGGCCAACTATATGGCTTCAACGTGTTGCTATCTAACAACATGCAAACTAAAGTTGGAACCGGAACAAAGACTAACTACAAGATAATGGCCGGTTACCCTGGAACCATCACCTTCGCCGATTCTGTTAATGAAGTAGAGGGCTACAGACCGGACAAATTCTTTGCTGATGCTGTACGTGGTCGCCACGTATACGGTGCAAAGGTCGTTAGACCGTCCTCACTCGCTGTACTGACTGCAAGACAAACATCATAGATATAATATTATAATATTAGGAGGATACTAATATGGGACGTTCTGAAATTACTGTAAATGAACTAAATGGTGCTTTCGCTAACCATGAAACCGCCGATGAAATTGATAAAACCAACGATCACTATATCGATGCTGGCGCTAATTTCGAGAGGATGATTATCTCTTTTGAACTTACCGCCGCAACTGCCGCCGACACTATAAAAATTATTGCCGGAACTGCTCACCCAGCATTTAGAGCGGGACTCGGCGATCTAACTTTTTCTGCTGCTGGCGGCGCGGAAAGAGCTTGCATCGGTCCGATTGAAACCGCCAGATACCTACAAGCCGATGGGACTATACATATCGATATTGCCGGTTCTACTATCGCTGGAACTATTGACGCTTATTCCGTACCCTGAGCTGGGGGCGCGTAAAATGGGTGTTGACTGGAGAGTGATAATTGCTTTCATGGTAGGATTAGCTATTATTTTGAAAGTATTAACCATTACAATTAACTTCTCGTAGGTGGTTTTTTACACCTACATTTTAATTTATTGGAGGTGAATATATGACAAATTATATTAGTGTCGGTGATGCAACAACGTATTTTGGTGCAACCCTCCATCTTTACGCTACGGCGTGGACTGACGCAAGTGCCAACGATAAAGCCGCCGCTCTCAATATGGCACAACAGAAGATCGAATCTATCAGATGGAAGGGCAGAAAATACAATAAAGATCAAGACCTACAATGGCCACGTTATGTAAAAGTAAAAGGTGTTTGGAAAATCGCAGTTTATGATGACACCGCAGAGGATGCCGTAGTTCCACAATTCATAACTGATGCAGTTTGCGAAGAAGCATTAGAAATTCTCAGAACCGGCAACAGTCAGCGGCGACGGATGCAGAACGCTGGAGTATCTGAATTCTGGCTATCAAGCGAACTCAAAGAGAAATATAATTCTACGGGATCAATAAAAGATACTGGATTAATTAGTTGGGATGCCTACAATCTCGTTAAAAGTTGGATCGGCGGTCCGGTGGTGATTAGATGACCGATATAATAGATGACTATCTCCCTCACACTGCATACAAGAAAGTCCCCGGTTCAGCGACAATATGGGAGGGCGACGTTACTGGCGACGGTTCATTAACTCCATTGGCGGGTCCACCTTCCAGCAACTACAAAGTTAAAATCACAGTCTCGGGAACAGATGTAACTGGAACGGTGAGCATAACAGGTGATTCAACTAGCGGCGGTGTTATAACGGAGGATTTGACTTATACATCTGCTAGATGGAAACTAACAGCATACTCTTTTGA